AAAGCCCAGCAATGCCCACCGCAGTGGATGGTGCTAGGTAGCGATGGCAAGTGGAAGGAGCGTATCTGATGGGATATGTGCAAATCATCAAGGACTGGGATTATTGCGATTCATGCGATAAGCCAAAGCCGTTAGCCACAGGAAGCCACACGATCGTAGATGGCCTATCAGTTACCTGGCAATGTGAGGACTGCAAATGAGCCATAAATACATTATTCAGGCTGGTTCATGGGGATACACCAATTGCGATTTATGTGATGACGATGTGATGTGTAATGAATACACACGCGATGATGGCCTAGTCCAGTGGATATGCAAGAAATGCGAAGATAGGAATCACCTATGATCCGCATCGATTTAGATAACGCCACGCAGGTCGCAGTAACAAAGGCCGGGCTAAGGCGTGCAATAGACTATATCCCGCAGTGGGAAGGCGTGACTGTCAAGCGGAATCATCAGCATGACAGAGAGCGGTTAAACTTCCCAGCATTTGTCATGCAACAAAGTGAAGCCTATGGCGCAGAGGTTGCAGTGGCTAAATACTTCAGGAAGCCCATCGACCTAGAAGCATCGAACTACAAGAATCTAGCTGATGTCGGTAATAACATCGAGGTCAAATGGACAAAATGGCAGGATGGCTCATTGATACTTTCAGAGCTTGACCGCAAAGAGGACATCGCAATCCTGGTCACAGGATCGATGCCAAAGTACTATGTGTGCGGCTGGATACCCGTGGCTGTAGCTCGTAGGCCGTCACATCAGCGCAGTGATGGCAGCTGGTGGATAGGCCAGGCAGACCTGCACCCGATGGCTAACTTTTCAAGGTCAATCTATGCAAATCAAATATGAGTGCAGGGTCGAGAAGAAGCTAACCACACAGACAATTTGCAAGGTGACAGATACCTTGCCTGAATATGTAGAAGTAATCCAGTGCAATAGCTGCGGTGTGATGGGCGTTGCCGTACTTGATAAGGAGACTGCATACCATGCCGATTTATGAGTTCAGATGTGGAATGTGTGGCCAGCCAAAGAGCGTATCGGCAGGCATTAACGAGATTTATCCAATTCCAAATTGTGATAACTGCACGATTATCATGGAAAGGGTGTATCAGGCAACACCCATACACTTCAAGGGTGACGGATGGGAGCATCAATAATGCTGATATTCGACTTCTTTGCTGGCACTGGTTCAGCTACCCAGGCATTTGCAGATGCTGGTCATAGGGTCATCAAATTCGAGATAGACGAACAATTTGAAGCTGACCATCGTGATATTACGCAGATTACAGCGGAGTATCTCATTGCAAAATATGGCACACCTGATTTCATTTGGGCATCACCACCATGTCAAAAATTTAGTGTGGCATCATGCTCAAAATACTGGATGCCAAATGGGCAGCCTAGAGATGGACAAGCGGCTAAAGCTTTATCACTGGTCAAATACACCATCGACCTAATTGAAGAATTAGCACCTTTGGATGGTTTTATTATTGAAAATCCGCGTGGGATGCTAAGAAAGCAATTAATCATGGCCGAATTGCCCAGGCGCACAGTGACTTATTGCCAATATGGTGACACTCGCATGAAACCTACTGATTTGTGGGGTTATGCACGAGCCTGGCAACCACGCAGACCATGCTCAAATGGAGACACTTGCCATGAAGCTGCGCCAAGAGGATCGAGGACAGGCACACAGGGCATCAAAGGTGCAAAGCTGAAATCGATGATTCCTTACGATTTAGGAAAGGAAATACTCAATGCGATTTCATAGCCCTGTGGATAACCTGTGGATAACACGCCGAGACAACGCTCAAAATTCTGTGGATAACTCGATGCGCTTGACAGGCTTGCTACCATCCAGCTCTGCAAGCGAGCGGCTGTGGCCGTGTAGCTCGCTAAAGAGACTGGTGGTTTGGGGAGTGCTTTGCTCTTTCATAGCCGCGCTTTCAATACAGATGCAACCCGCACAAGCTAAGAGCATCGATCACTACAAGCTATATGCACATTCTAGGATTATTCAATGGAATGAGTTTATGTGCTTTAAAGACATCATTACCAAAGAGTCACGATGGAATGTCAATGCGAAGAATGGTAGCCACTACGGACTCGGACAGATGAGGTCTAAGTGGTATCGCAACCTCGATGGCTATAGGCAGATAGATGCATCAATCAAATACATCAATGCGCGATATGGTTCAATGTGCAAAGCCTGGCGCTTTCATCAGCAAAGGAACTACTATTAATGACAAGCGCACTGACAGAGAATGGGTCATCACATCGATGGCGCAAGATAAGGCAACGCATCATCAATAGAGATCGTGGGATATGCCAAATGTGTGGAAATGAAGGTGATTCAGTAGATCACATCATTCCTCGTATGCAAGGTGGCACAGATGATGACGATAACTTGCAGCTATTGTGCAGATCATGCAATTCAAGCAAAGGGGGGCGGTTTTTTAGTACACCCAAGACACCCCTGACCCTTCCTGGGGGATTTACCCCCCAAAATGAGTCAATAAGCCATGACTAGCCACGCAGAAGCCCCAAAAGGCCTCGAAGGGGATGAACAGGCCTCAAATCGGCTGCAATCGGTTTTGGGTAGGGATACAGAAGTCCTTTATGGCCATCCAACGCCTAGAATCCACACGCCGCTGAATGATTTGCCATCAAAGGGGCTTGAACTTATCGATTTAGCTTCAACTATCGGTATCGACCTTATGCCCTGGCAAAAATTCTTTATCGAACACAGCCATAAAGTTTTGCCAAATGGCCGCTGGGCTAGCCCTGTAAATACCTGCGTGGTAGCCAGGCAGAATGGCAAAAGTTTTCTGATGCAGCTGCGAATTTTGGGCGGCCTTTTCCTATGGGAAGAATCCTTGCAAATCGGGTCGGCTCATCGCCTATCTACATCGCTGGAGCAGTTCAGGCAGCTTGTGCAGGTCATCGAATCAAGCGATTACCTGGCAAAGCAAGTCAAGCGAATTCGATGGTCGCATGGATCAGAAGAAATCGAGACACTCAAAGGCACACGCTTTATCATCAAGGCTGGCGGTTCAGCAGCTCGCGGTGTATCAAAGCCTGAAACCATCCACCTGGATGAGCTGCGCGAAATGACTGATTTAGAATCGTTCGCATCGCTGCGATATACCTTGATGGCCGCGAAAAATCCCATGATCATCAGCTATACCAACGCAGGCGATGCCGCGAGCATTGTGCTGAATCAATTTAGACAGCGCGCGATGCAATCAATCGGCGGCGCTCAAGATGACATTGGCTATTTCGAGTGGAGCGCACCGACCGATGAAGTGACTATGGAAAATGCGGCTTACAGCAATCCAGCCCTGGGCATCACCATCCATCCTGACAATATCCGCGCGGTGTTCAACGATCCACCTGATGTGGTTCAGACCGAGGTACTTTGTAGATGGGTTCAATCAATTCAGAGCTGTGTGGACTCAAATAAGTGGGCTGCCTGTGCTGACCCTGACTTTGACCTGGATGAAGAAAAATCAACCTGGCTGGGAATCGACCTATCGCCTGACAGAAAATTTGCCGCCCTGGTGGGAGCGCAGAAGCTGGGCGATGAGACTTTTGGTATCAAATTGTTACATACCTGGGAAAATCAGTTGCAGCTCGATGATAAGGCAATTGCCAATGACCTAGCGGCTTATGCTCGAAAGTATCCGCTGGAGTATGTGCTTTACTCGCGGCGCACAGCTGGGGCGGTGGCTGCAAGGCTTGCGCCAGCGGGTATCGCAATCTTTGACATGGATGCGGCTTACCCACAGGCCTGCGATGAAATGCTGGGTGCGATCAATAGCGGTCGGCTTCACTACAAACCAAATCCTGAATTGACTGCACAAATGCTGTCGGCCGTTCAGCTGCGTAGGGGCGATGGTGGCTGGGTCATAGGCAGACGGGCGAGCGCCACCGCAGTGTGCGCCAGTGTGGCCACTGCACTTGTGACACACTTTGCGACACGCCCAGAGACAGACCTTGACATCATGGTGGGTTAATTGCTACGCACTTATTAAAATTTGGGCATGGGATTTTTCGATGCTTTTGTACCACAATTGACGAAGGCTGCCG